CTCTAATGATACACCATAATTAAGTGTATAATTTTTATGAACACCTAGAACAGGATAGAATTTCTTTTGAACTTTAACATCAACCTGAGTTGCAATAATGGAACTATCAACATCTTTAATTGTAGATGATAAATCAGACATATCGAATAAAGAATTAAATGTATTAAGAGAAGTATCACTAAAATTTCTAATGGCTTTTTTTACATTGTCTTGAATTTCTGCAGATGATAAACTTGTATTCTTTTGTTCGTATACAATATCAGCTGTAACTTTTATGTAAGTGTAATCTGGATCAATAATAGTTGGTGTGACTGTAACCACAGAAACAGGTTTCAATACATCGTTGATTAATCTTTGTTTTTGTGTATCGGTAATATTATAAGCGCCACTTGGTTTTAATGAAATGAATACTTGACCAAATGCTGGTGTGGTATAATCGACACCACCCCACACGTTTACAGAATCAAAAGTAAGACCAATATTATTATTTTGTAAGACAGAAATGTAGTCTTCAACAGTCACGGCACGACCTTGTGCTGAATAAGCTTTAGGTGCTGTATATTTAATTGAATCGATTGATTCTTTATCTGAACCATTCGTTGCAGCTGTCAATGGAGAGACTGTTGGTACACCACCAATTGTATCTAATAATGAGAAATTATTTGCACCAAGAGATGATGTTCCATTTGTTACGACATATGAAATTCTAACAATATTACCATCAGTTAATTGTTTACCTAATACACCATCACCGAAATAAATTTGATAATTGCTATCAATTCCTTCTTGTAAGAAGTATACTGTAGACCTTTCATTTAAATTCAATACGTTCTCACCTCTAGTATAATTTGTAAGTGTTGTATTGGTAGATGATGTCTGAACTTGAACAATAAGTGTTGAAGTATCAATATTAGAATCTGGTATTGTAAATAAAGCTTTAGGATTAGACAAACTAACATATGTAAATGCTAATGAAATAGGTTCACCTTGAATGATTTCTAGTCCGGTAAATGTAGCAGTATTTGCTGTAACATTCACTGATTTTATATCTTTGGTGATAAATGTGTAGTTTACGTTATCAATAGGTTCAGATGAAAACCTTGTAAATTTAGGTAATGTTAATGATGCAGTATTAAATAAATTATTAACAACTAGATTAACAGTAGCTGACGGTGCATTAGCTGATTTAGGAGTATAGTTTAATAATTTGGCATGAGAAGTCACAGAACTTCTTATCAAAGCCGTATCTAAAAACATTTCGTTAGCAATCATATTCAAATAATATGAATTATAATGTGTATTATATGCTAAGATGTCTAATAGAACAGATAGTGAAGATCCTTCAAAATCATAGTCTTTAAATTTATCTTGTGATCGTAAGAATGTTTTAAGATTGGTTTTGATCGAATCAAAATCTAAATCTGATATTTGAATATTATTATTTGCTGCCATTTTATCTTAACCTTTGGAGAACAAAATTTATGGTTGTTGGTGCGGTATTGTTATTAATAAAAAAACTAATAATTGCTGAATATGAATTTGAATCAGGTGATGTCTGAACAAGCACTTGTTGTAATCTCACTCTAGGTTCAAAGTTTCTAATTGTATCTTCTATTTCACGTTGTAAATAATTAGCCGTCAATGGTGAAATAGGTTCAAATAACATCTTACGAACATTTGATCCAATTTCTGGATGAAATGGTCTTTCGTAGTGATTTGTTAGAATCAAGTTACGAACTGAACGAACAACCGCCTTATCATCAACACTTAAAACGAGGTCATTTTTGACTGGATGTTTTTTGAATGTTAAATCTAAGTCTACGTATCTATTTTGTAATATAGTGGCCATATTCTATTTATTCAACCTCCGGCGAAAACATTAGATGATCCTTCAGCTACTGAAGTGCATTCAGAAATGGCATCACCTATACGACCACAGCCTTTACCATTAATAAAAACAGTTGAACTGCCAGTTGTTATGGGTGCTTGGTGACTAGGACATGGTGCACCTGGTAATAAATGGCCAGTATTAACATCTCCTTGTCTAGAAACAGGAATACCGTTAGCATAAACATCAGGAGAATGTGCTTCTCTATAAGGAGTGCTACAATGTGATACATCTGCATCACCTAGTCTTGTTACTGCTGGCATTATTTTCTTTCCCTATTCATCAATTCTTTTAGTTTATCATTCCATGTATCAATTTCATTATGATCTTCTTCTGTATGAGGTCCTTCTGAAACATAAGGCCTAAATTTAATAACATTATCAAATTCCATAGGAATATCATCAAAATTATGATAAGTCTTTAATTCACCGTCTTTGAGTATAACGAATTCGTGTTGCATATTTTAATTTAAATCAATTCTAGCAGCTGTTACCTTATAGTTGCCTGTCACTTCTATACTATAGTTACCTTCGACCTTTTGTTCCACGTTACCTTGAACAGTCAAATAACAATCACCCATAACATATACATGATCGTCTTTCATAATGACATGATAATTATCTTTGAATATTTTAGTGACCTTACTACCATCAGGATGTACCTCATCGAATGTACCACTTCTATGTGCATTAGATAGTCTTTCAGCACCTGGTGTATCATCTACTTCGAGTAGGTGTCCCGATTCTGTTTCGGTTACTGTGTCATATGGGAATTTAGCGGCATATTTGGTAGTGGGTTCAGTCCAACTAGAGTTCACTGTTGGAACAGTCACCACTTCATCTTTTCTTTCTTGGATTAATGTCTTTTGTATTGATTCATTTCTTGCCACTCTACTTGTGGTGGGTTCATTTAAAACATTAGGATATCTTGTGGCCACACCGTCAACTAATGTACCACCTGAACCATTTTTATTATAAACACGGACTAATGGTTTTTTTGGTGCAGATAATAATTGTTCATCTGTTCTAGGATCAGAAAAACCTTTATCGATAGGTGGTAAAATATCTGGTATGCCTGGTAAAACACCAAATATGATTGGAAATTGGCCAGAATTGCCGTCAGTAAAGAAACCAACGACCATATCTCCTTCTTTGGGGCCATCGGAGGTGAAAGATCCGTTCACGGGTAACATAGGTTGTGCCCAAGGCAAACCTGCCGTTGGAATGGCGACTTTATCATCGGTGTGCCATCCAAAACATCTAACCTGACATCTATTAAGATTTAATGGGTCTAATCTATTTTCGACAGTACCAACAAACCAAACAAAGCCATCTAAGCCCATAAAATTTTTACGTTCCATCATTTACTCCTCACTGATTTCCATGCAGATGAACCATTATCTGGTGTAGCATATGCATTTGGTAAACTTTCTTTACTTATTTCCATCATTGTGGTGAATTTACCTTCAATATTAATAATGTGTTTAATTGCGGTAACAATATATTTACCAGAATAATATTTGTCAACATCTTTACCTTCTGATGTTCTTGTAATTTCAGGTAAAGCGAAATCAATAATACGACCCACAGACATCAATGGATCGCCTGGTATTAATATTTTATATTTAATGTAATTAATATGAGATAATTGTGCTGTTCTATATGGAACTGTTGTTTCTATAAGAATATCTTTAGTATCTGGTTGATGTGATTTAATATATTCACTTTCTAATACTTCGCCAGTGTTAGTGGTAACTACCTTAATTAGTGATTTATTAGTTTTATTTGCTGTGTCACCTAATCTATTTTGTGCCGAGTTCAATAAACCGTATTGATTTAATTTTTGAGCACCAGAAAAATATTTCTCATAATCAAAATCATGAGTTTTATATTGTAATCTTATTGTATCTATCGCAATTAATTCATTAGCAAAGAAACCTGTATTAACAGTATTTAATGTGTCAAAATGTGACACTGGTTCAAATGATAATACATTAGTTTTTTCTTTTGTTAAATCTTGAACCCTAGGATCATTAGGCATAGATAAGTTCTTTGGTTCATACTTATATGAGGCATAAACTTCGTCTTTAAACATAGATTGTAATGATCTAAAATTGTATCCTGTTATATTCTCAAAAAACAAATACGATGATCCTTGAGTTTTAGAATCATTTGATATTGCTTGTGTGCATAACCAGTTAAGTGCTTCTAGTGGTTTAAAATTAGGAATTACAATATCTCTAGAATTTTTAGTTTCTTCTAAATTTGTTGCTGGAAATTTCTTAGGATCAACTTTTAATTTATTTAAAACAATGTCTTTAGCAATATCAGACACTTTAACACCCATATAAGATTTACTTACTTTATATTGTTCTGAAAGTAAAGCTTCTTCGGAACAGAAGTGTAATGAATAAGTTTCATTTTGGTCTTTGGTTAAATGTCTATTTGATACCTTATAAATTCTAAAAGTCTTTTCTAATTTTTCATCAGTGCCTGGCTTAGAAAATGCGAGAATAAGATAATCATTACCACTAAAACCTAAAACTGAAAGATATCCGATAGAATCGTTTATTGTTAAATCACCTGTAATATAATTATTATATAAATCTTCATAATAATTCAGGTCCATAAGAACATGTCTAAATTCGTATGGTTGTCCTAAAGTGGTAATTATTTTACACGAATCTAAGGAATAATCCTGTGGATATAATTGTCTATTATCAGCCATTAATCACTCATCAATTGTTTAAATTGGGTTTTTATTGTACCAATTAATTCTTTTCTAACTAAATATATTTGTCTTTTAGATTCGTTTAGTTTGTTTTCATAGTCATATAGAGAAACAATACCACGACTAGTTATTTCTTTTACTTGATTATTAATAAACTCTGTAGGTTCAGCAGGTAAAGCTTTATATGATTCCAAATCAATCGTATATACTCTGGTAGTTACTTCACCAGATGTATTATCTGTTGTTTGAATAGTTTTTTCAAAATGATGTATGCCAGTCATAACTTTTTCATTGTATGTTTGTGTATTTGCTGAGAAACTAGAATTAGCAGTCAATGTCAAATGTGTATTATCTTCGATGGAATCTACTGTTGCAATAAAATTGATTAAATTACTTTGTGCACTTCCAAAATAAAAAAGTTTTGATCCAACTGTTAATTCTGTGGTGAAATTTGTTCCAGTTCCAATTACAGATGTGGTGGTATTGGAGAACACTAGATTGCCCGTCAAAGTAGTATCTAAAGCATATCTTTGATTTGTATACTTATCAGTAATATATGATTGAAACTGACGATACTCCATTGGCCAATCATAATAAGGATCAATAATATCATTGAATATAAGAACTACCCAATGTAATTCAGCATCACCATAATATTTCGAAGCAATAATTTCTGGTGTATCACCATCTTTTATATTGTATTCATAGTATAATGATGAGGTATCAATCTCACCTTTAACTGTAGCAATTCTAGTTAAAAGATTTGTTACTAAATTAGTTATACCATCTCTAGTGTAAATTAATTTTGGAAATTCATTAAAGTATCTTGACATTATTAATATCCTTCATTAACTCTTTGTTTAGTGACAATTTCTGTTTCCATAAAGTTTAATGTCATTCTAATATTTGTTGGTGTTCCATCACCAAAAGTTGACCAACCATTAGGAGCATAATCAACATTCATATTGGTTAAAACGCATGTACCAATTTGGTGTATATTACCATTTTTTTGACTGTTGTATAAAAAGTCAATATCAAATTCTGATGGCGGAACAAAGAAACGACCAACTTGATCAGTTAATACTTCAGGTGCTTGGTGAAATTTAAATTGTTTAATAATACTTATGACAGACCTTGCCTCATCAGCATCATAAGGTGCAAATAGAAAATCAAATTGGAACTGACGCATATCAGTACCTTTGAATAATACTTCTAATTGTGGATTTAAAGCAAAACCTTGAGAAAATAAAGCGAAATCTGCAGATCCTGGACCTGTAAGACCAGAACCTTCACTTAACTTACCTAGAGCTTCAGCAATAAGAGCAGTTGTACCTGATGTTGTTTTATCAGCTTTAGCATTTTTCATATAAGTGGCCGCTATAGTTCCATATTGACCTAATGCACCAGTGGCGTCAGTTAAACTTTGACTTTGGAAATCAGCTCCATATTGAACATTAACTGTTTCTGGCATATATAGTGATATTGCACCACCAATTCTTTTTGTTTTTCTAACAGTCATCGCAGCTTGAAAAGTTTGAGTTCCCTCTGGTCCTTCTTTAGCAGCTGCAGCTTGATTTTTGGCTGTGAGTCCCGATCCTCCAGTAAATGTTGAACCACCTAATCCTGTATATGCTCCATCTTTTTGATATTGTGTTTGTTGTGCAACATTAATATAGAAATTGATATAATGTCCACGTGGGTCGGTACCAACATTTCTAGGATACTTCATACTAGAGAATGAATATGGATTTAATTCTAGAGCTGCTAAGGGACCAGTAGGTTCATTAGGATCCCAACCACCTCCCGAATAGATGTCATCACCCATCGCTGGATCATATCCACCTGGTTGTCCTACCGTGGCATTCCAATCTGGCCCAATTTCTGCCATATAATTTCCTTTTTATTCTAGAAGTAATATACATACTATTTATGAAGCATAAAGGCAAGTTTACACCAATTAACCCACAAAAATACAAAGGTGATCCAACCAACATCATCTACCGATCTTCATGGGAAAAAAGAGTAATGTTGTGGTTAGATAAACACTCACAGGTGGTCTCTTGGTCGTCTGAAGAGATCGTAGTTCCATACAAATCACCAGCTGATGGTCGTTTTCATAGATATTTCGTTGATTTCTATGCTCAAATACGAGATAAGAATGGTAAATTAAATTCATATCTATTAGAAATTAAACCAAAGAAACAAGCCACCGAACCAGAAATTAAATCAAGAATCACCAAACAATACATCAATGAAGTAGTTACTTATGCCGTAAATCAAGCCAAATGGAAAGCTGCAACCGAATATTGTAAAGATAG